GTGAAAAATAGGGAAAACACAATTCTTATAAGTCAAGCGCCTGTACTCTAGTCGTTTTTGTAACCGACAAGTCCTTATTGAGTACTTTAGCTGGTGCAGGAGTAAGGTCCGGAGGCCAGAGAAGATGAAAGAATTCAGCATCGTCTCCTAAACTCGTTAGAATCTCTACACCAGTTGTTGGGGCTATGTATACCACTGGAACCTCTTGGTTCGTAACGTCCGTGTGGCCTACATTTGGGGCAAGGTCGAAATATGATTTCGTGCAGTAATAGGGTTTTTCTAAAGTAATAGAATGTTGATTGGGAGTCATGAACGTAACACCTCTCCCATAATCAAAAACCAGGTCAGTGTCGTCAGCCAGTCCACATTTTATTGTGTCTGTTGAAGTTTCTCTAACGACAGTGTATCTCTCGGATCCTCTAAAATAACGGAATAAGCTTCCATACCAATAGTACGGATATTTGAAAGCTTCAACCGTTGGGGCGGTAGGATCAGGTCGAGAGATTGGGAAGCGATAGTTCGCGCAAGGTACATATCTCTTACAGGCATCAGAGACAAAAGCAGGGGTTTCAGGTGTAACGAAACCTAACTCAGTAGCAACTGAACAATCGCATCCCAATGGTTTGAATTTCTTACTAAAGTAAGAACCCACATCACATTGTGATTTTAGCTTGGGCGGAGAGGGAAAACCAAAAATGGTCGGCACAAGCTGTGAAAATTGTAAATCCTCAGCACCGGATCGCCATACAACACAGGTCAGTGTGTCCGTGGTCGCAGTAGTAATTTCTGTGAGCAATTCTACTTTAATTTTCGGTTGTATGTCTTCATCCGATGTGTTTTCGTTGACATCTCGGTAGGGTGTTGCATATAGAAAGGGTACGCTAAATGGTACATACGTAGTGCCTTTCACATCAGCAACAATGGACGGGTAGTCTCCTCCGAATGTCTGAGTTCCCTCTGTGGAATCGATAACATAGGATATACGTATGCGTGCTGTTTGAAAAGCATCGCACACAAAAATCAGAAGAAATTTCATCCCTCCTCTCCACTGCTTAAAAGTACTCGTAACAGTGGAAAGAAAGTCCGGTGTTCTTTCATTATCAGAATCAATGGCTAACTCTACCATAGGGTGAGCAGTCAACCAAAAATAATTAGCTACGTTGGTCATGCTAACTACTTGTTGGAGCGATGGTATTGAAGCCATGGCATTGAAAGTGATGTTTGAAGTAATACAGTCCTTAGGAAAGATATTTTGCGCAAGCGCATTCTTCTGATACATGGATAGACGAATCGACGGATCTAGACCATCAGCATTAGGTACATGTCTGAATTGATCTATAAACATCGGTGAGGCCGCAGCCAAATTTCTGGGCTTATCAAATAAGCCTGAAAAGCTCCCGAAGAAGCCTGCTAGTGAAGTAATCGCACTTGACGCATCATTGACTACCTCTGTAATAGGTGAAAAGAAATTTGGTTTATTTGAAGATACAACTACTTGTCTATCCGTTTTATCTTTTTGGTCAGCAGTTGTAAATTTGGCATGTTTAGAGGCAGATTGTGAAGCCAAGAAACCAGCACACATAGGCATGAGGAATCTAGCAAACACAGAAACTTGTATTGACTGAGAAGCATCGTCTGGGGCTTCAAGAGTAACAATAGGATTAAGTGCAAGAAATCCTATTGAAGTATCTTGAGGATCGATTACTCCTGCAGGTCGTATAGGTAAAAAGTTTCCAGGTGTGAGTCGGGGTATCCTAATATCACAACAATCAGCAGAGGAGAAGTTGAGTAAAACTGGGTTATGACACGATAATTGCTTAAGGTTGGGCAAAACAACTGAAGGTCCAATTGTTTTCCAATCGTGTACAAAGTTTACCATCAACATTCCTTTGTGATAAGGAGTTGAATTAAGACGTATTGAGACTTGTAAATCTGCTCTAAAATAATAGAATGTCGCTAGAGCCTTAGCTATTGCAGGTACGCCAAACAATGAGCCAGGGAAAGGAATTCTAGTACCCGTAGTACCAGCGGTCCAGGTAATACGAGTCATCAGATACTCTCTATTAAGAATAGCGTGCGGTGTCTGATCTGGGAAGGGATTCATAAATGGTTTGTCTACGGCTAACATACACATTTCTATAAACATATTTTTAACGTCACGTTTACATGTTAATCCTTCCGAGGTCTCAATCTCTTCTTTACGATCATTGTTGATTGAGTCCGTTTGTTCTTTGACGGTTACTGAGTTAGTGGGCAAAGTAATTTCGGCGGTCCAGTAATTCGCAGCAAGTTTTCGAACCACTACTTGCTTACGCGTTTGACAGTATCAGTAGGCGCGATCCTTTTCTTCCTGTTAGGCTGTCTTAAGAAAAGTCCATGCATTCCTAGCTGGGGATAGCTTCCCATAGCCGACAGTTTAATGTCATGTCGAGGACGGTGCTATTTAATTCCAGTACATATAAATGTGGTCATGATACACCTTTGAGGGTAAGGCTTTACCAATAGAGTTGAGAACACGTGATAAGTATTCACGTTGTTGAACGTATTCAGCTTCTCCATGATAAGCAAACTCTGCCAGTGCAGCATAGACATTATCCGCAAATTGTTGTCTGTCTGGAATATCTTTGTTCTTACGAACCCAGTTTAGCATACCATATAAAGTGTCTTTACTTATGGCGGGGTACACTAAACCTCCTTCGCTACGAAACATTCTTTTTAAGAAATCGGCATAATCAATATCTACAGATCCTACTATGTCGGAACCGTCTTTCTTAATATTAGTTGTATTCATATCGAAGTATTTCTTACGAAGTTTTGCTATTATTTCTCCATTCCAGTCTGCCAGAAGGCATTCTTTAATGGCTTGAAGTAAATCATCTCCGAAAGTCGCAAGACGACAAAGGGAGTCATAATCCTTATCTGGAAATACTATATCAAATAATACTCGGTGCAACCAGGAGTTGAACATAGAGTTCAAAATGGCTGTAAAATATGATCCTGACGGCATTCCAAGCATTCGATAAATTCGATTTCCAATAATGATATAACCCACTAAGGTGGCCACGCAGATCGCGTACAGTCTTCTATAACGTATGTTATTCAGAGCCCATCCTTTCTTTCTTCTAATATATTCACACAGAACGGTGGCGAACCAAAACTTGAAATGTAAATCCCAAGCTTCGATATCGTCACAATGAATCTTGCGCGAGTAAGTTAGAAGTTCGTCATACAACAATCTCCATTCAAATCCATGAGGATTTACTCCTACCCATACATCTCCTCTACCTTTATGGTTGCATACTTGTTCGAAAATGGTGGCCCAGTGTTTCTTCGCTCGTAAAAGAGCATTCTTTGACATATTTTGATACATCCTGGGTTTAGTTTCTTTACCAATTCCTCTTAATTCCGTTTTAAGCATACCAATTGAGATAGTCGGAGGCATGAGTCCATCGGCTGCCATATTTTCCTCTCGATCTAATAATTCCATGAGATCTTCAGATATTCCTCTGATGAACCTATTTGGTTCTCTTGTTGAAATCTTTTGATATTCTTCAAATGTCAATTTCTTATCTTCATATTCAACAAATAATTTTGGAAACATCTGTTCACATGTTATTCCTGATTCCATAAAACCGAAAGAAGGTGAAGTAGATACGTCAACGGGACCTATAAATTTGGTTCCAGGTTTCCCATTAACAACTTCATCCCATTCTAATTCATCAGTTTTACTCCAATCAAAATTCTCATGGAATATTCCTTTCATATATTTATCATCACAGGGGTCAATGTCCTCTGGTATTGGTAACATCGTTCTTCCTTTGAATCGTGACAAACAATTTTTAAGAGGGTCAATTCTTTCTCCTTTCTCATCAGTAAATGGTTGTACTTTCGCTGGAACTTTAGTAACAGGATAAATATTAGGTATTTTCCCAAGCGAATCATAAACACCTTTTTGAAGAGGTGACGGTACAAGATCATTTTTATTACTAATGGGATAAGAGAATTGGGCAGATCCAGGTACGACTACTTTACCTACACTACGTAATCCATCAATCAAATGGGTAGTATCGGCTTCAATAGTCATGCCTTTCCTTTGTAAAGGTCGAGACATTTGTATCTCACCTAAACCTTGAGACATTACTTCTACAGGGGCATTTGCTAACATGCCTTGATGTACAAGTCCAAAAGCTGACATAGTTGAATCACCAGCTACATGAACTCCTGCTAAATAAATAACGGGTTTATGAAACTCGTCAAATGTCTCAATAAGTAAAGGCAAACCACAATCACCTCCTACTCCTTCAACATCATGTAAAACCATAAGGTTACAAGTACCAGCTTTATCTGTATGATAATTGTTTCTGCTGAGCTTGGTCCCTTGTCGTAATATAGTAGCACCGTTATTTGTAAAATCTAATTTATATCCTTTTGCATTAAGTATCGAATAATCGGTGTTCTTTGGTACTAAACTAAATACGTTCTTCTGTTGAGGAATAGAATGGTCTTTGAAAGTGATAACAGCAATGTCTGACTTCGGATGAGAAATAATATCCATATTCATGCGTGGTACAACTACCATGGAATCATTATTATTTGAAAAGCTCCAAAGGAACTCTATCTTATTGATTCCATTAACTAAATGATTTGAAGTTATAGCTTGTCTAGTTGAGATAAACGTAACAAAACCTACCATGTGAGTATCTGCGAAATGAAATCGAGCAGCATACACTCCATGAGCAACTTTTGCTCCTTGAGACGTAAGTGAACCTCCTTGAGAGGCTAATTGCATTAACGGTTTGGTCTTAGGGGCAGGTCGTTTCATATAGTGTTTCTTGTCTTGTTTTGTCAAACGTTTATCAGACGATTGGGATTTAATGGTGCCTTTCATAAATGAGTAAAAGGTTGTGACTATGGCACCAATAACTCCAATAGCTAAAGCTCCAATTGGGGCTATCATATGTAGTTGTTTCATAAACTCAGTCGGATGAGTATTTACAGTACTAGGTATGGTTGTCGAAGGCATTCGATTAAAGTCCTTATTGATACGATGACAATGCCATTTAATAGTATCTGGTGGTCGGCATGACAATACTAATTCATTTGAAAGTGCATGAAAATGTTTATGTTTAACTACTCCTGGTCGTAAACAAAGAATTAATCTTTGTCTCCAATCATCATGTTTTTGATAAAACCATGTGTCATAACCTTGATATTTCCGTTTTGATAATCCGAATAATCCGCGAAGATGCGTAGGAGATAAATTTTCCTCAAAAAACTCTAGCTGTTCTCCATCATCTGTAGTTTCTATATCGCGAATTATTTTATCAAAAACCTTATGTTGAGTGTATTGAGTTGAAAAAAATCTACCTTTAGGCAAAATTGAATCTAAATGATCAGGTGACGAATGAGTCCAATGTCTGAAAGACACTACAGGACAATTAATATTGACATCTATCGATAGGTCAGCACGATCAAACCATTCTTGCATTAAAAAGTTAATTGTATAATTATTACCAGTTCCTTCTCTCATTCTATTCACTACCTCACTGGAGGGCATCGGGCGGGGTAGTAATTTGACAAAAGGTATTATTAAGAGAGCTAAATCTGACTTAAAGTCAAACCGCTCCCATAAAGACTCTTCAAAATAGTCACTGTGAATTTCAAAATTATTTCGGGTAACATTATTATAAAATTGGTATATTTTACCACCTATCTTACTAGGTTTTTCTGTTACTTTGTACTTATATTGACTAAGTAAAAAGGTGAGCATCTCTGAGGACATAACTTTCTCTCGCGTAGATTCAAAATCAATATCAATATTATCTTCATCGTTGTCTACGTCGGTATAATCTTTCTCATCAGTAAATAAAGTTAATTCCTCACTGTCAGAGTCTCCTCCTTGGTTCTTAATGTCATAAGGGATATACTCAGAATCAAAGAAAAACATATCAACATCTTCCTTCGACACATCAAACACATAATTATCGGGCAATGCTCCATCTCCTTGACTAATAAGCACAGGTTTATCTAAGTCGGGTATTCCAGGTTCTGGTTCAACTACCAAAGGTTGAATAGGCATATGTTGCTTACCTAAAATCTTCTTATTAAAACTTCTTCGCGGTGCATCTGGAGCTAACCAGGTACGCGCAGGAGCAAAGGTTTTTGCAACAGGTTTCAACTGTTTCTCAACCAATGAGTTAATCTCAGATGATTGACTCGGTTCAAGGGTAATTGTTCCTTCGAATTCCTTCATAGAATTCAACTCTTCCATCTTGTGACAACACAAGAGAGCTAGATCATTGACTTTCATTGGACAGTTCTTATCATATTTATTTTGTTCAGTAATTGGATAAAAAATCATATTTTCAAAGATCTTTGCACCGTCATGTGTAGTGATGTTTTGATCTATTCTTTCAGCATAAACTTTAACAACCATTCGATTGTAAAGCGCTTGTTCGTCTGTAATACCTAAATCAATGGGTAACAACAGTTCGTTCTTAATATTCGCTGTGGTGATAACAAGCTTTGAGGAGAAAAATAATAAACCTTTCTCATCAATAGAAGCTGAATGTAGTGGAAAAGCAATGGTATTAACCATGGAAATCATTTCATCGGAAGTAGTTTGTCTAATGGTTTTATCTGTGTTCTGATATATGTCGTCAATACTTGTACAAAATTGACCTTGATACATATCCCAAAACTCATTATTAGTCTTTCGTTCGTACATTCCAAAATCACTCTTTTCATCATGATAATCTTTCATATACTTGTGTATAGTACGTGCGAGAGGCTGAACTACTGTGGATTTTCCTTGCCTTGATCTTCCGGCAATATGTATCCATAGTGGTTGTTTGCGTGTGCGATGATTTATTGCTAGCATAACACGATGATATTCATCTAAGTGTTTAGCCATTTCTGAAGTAATAATGTGTACAATACCATTATGTCCTGCTGCTGCCCATCGCAATTTACGCAATTGTTGATACGAAGCGACATAAGCATCCATAAGTGCTCTAGTACGTTCTCCAGAAGGAGTCTCTTTAAATTTATTGAGCACAGCAATATGCTTATTTGCTTCATCAGTGGTTGTTTCAGAATCTAGAAAATGCACATTGAACAACCTATAATAGATCTTATCGCATAATGGTATCAATTTCTTATACAATGTTTCTATGATACGATCTACGCTTGTCGCTAGACTTAAAATTTTATTAATGTCTGTGACAGTATGCATAAAACCATGGTCTCTGAAATTATTTCGTGGACCTCCGGCTTGAGAATAAAGGAATGTTGTGACTGCAGTTCCGGTTATGGAGCCTTCATCATCAACTTCAGCATCATCCAAATAAAAAATATATTGTTCTCCTGAAGACACCGCTATGATAGCAGTACAGAGTGCCTTTGTAATATGGTAGCCAGCTAAACAAGAACCAACTAGCAACAAAGCAGCAAGAACAGAATAAAGTAACAACATAGAGGTATGTCGAGTTCCAAAAAATTGAACTAACACTTCTCGAATTTTATCAATAATTCCTCTAGCCATATCTTTAAAACCTTCCCAAGCGGATGTAACACGTGCTCGGAATGGGTTAGTGACAGGGATGAAATTTTTAATGTGTTGAATAACATAGGCTTTGAGCGCAGCCCATTTAGGGTTATCAAACATTCCTTGCGATTGAAGTTCAGCTATTTGACTAGCTTGGACTTCTTTGTATGCTAATTTAGCCTTAGAACAAAAATTCTTAATAATCAATTTTCTTTGCTTCACTCCTGAAGTTGTGTGTGAAGCAAAGTTAGGATTTCTTTCCAAACGTTGGATAACAGGTAGGTTTCCATTTCGAATGTAATTCTTGAGTCCCAAGTAAATGAGTTGTTTGTTTGAATAAATTAAACTATATCCTTGATGGTTAAATAGTTCCATAAATTCATTAGTAGCATGAGTAAAATCATTTACGTGAGTAATATGTTTGTATTGTTTATTAAAGTTTTTCTTCTCAACCTTACCAGGTACATGTTTATGTTGAGCTAGAAATTCCCTATAAATTTCATAATGTTCTAATGCAGGTTTTCGTATTCCAGTTTCTTTACGAAATTCTTTAGCATCATCGGACCATAATTCTAGAAGTCTAGGATCAGTTCCGGACTGAGACTGTAATTTATTAAAATCAGATGCTTTCTTTAATTTATACTCTCTTATATCTTGAGGGGGAACATTAAGCATTTCAATTAAATTAAGTCCAGGGCCTTTGAAGGTAGGGGGAACAGGAGTATCGGATTCAACAATTTCCATTGGTGCATCGTTTCCTTCCTTCTTCTCCTCCTTTCGGATCGAAAAGGCTTTAAAAGCTGAGCGATCAGCTTTGACAATTTTACGGTCTTCTCTTCTAGCGAAGTCCTTAAAAGTGTGCATACCAGCCCAATAAGCTAAAATCCGTGCGTGTGCATCAAATTTCTGAGTTCTGGTAGCATTTTTGCAATTGAGAATTTTATTAAAGTGTTCTAGGTGTTTAGGAACTACCATAGTTTCACTTGTTGGAAAAGCAAATCTCAATTCGCTTGAGGGATGACCGATGGTCAGTATCTCGGCATTACTCAGTTGTTTGTCACTCTTACAGTAATGAGCTTGTTCAGGTAAACCTTTAATGAATGAAAAAGGCTTGTAAACGAGTCCAATAACTATTGTCTTGAATTCTACGATGAAATCTGGGATATCATAATAGTTATTATGGCTGAGAATAACAGTCCACGGTTTTCCAAATCCAAGTCGTCTTGCAAGGGTGAGTTGGTATTTGTACTTCGTAGGAGTTTCAAACATCGAGGAAACGGTAACTGAAAAGTTATCTGTTATTAGTTTCTCAAAGTTAGTTGTCAATACTTGCCAACAGGGCTTGACCATGAGTCCTCGTTTGCTTTTCGTGATTTTGATTACCATCTGGAAAAACACGGGTTGATCTTCTGTCAAATTTGAGGTATACCAAAGTTCTTGATAATTGAGTTCAGAAGTTCTCTTAAGTCTGGAATTCACTTCCGGGAAGACTTGATTAGGGTTGCTGGATTCAGCGAGGTTGTGCACATTGTCGGTTGCACTGGTACCGGTAGGATTTACTGTAGTTTTATTAATGGCGTCATGAACAGTATTTTATCAAATTGGTCGGGAGTTTCCATCTCCACACATCAGGACCAATCGGCGTGACTAGTGGTTTCCTTTATTAAACAAATAACAAATCTAAGGTGACCTTATAAGTCATTCTCAATAATATAATTCACAATTTTATTTCCATTTTATAAAATTCTTGTCAAATAGTAATAATTCTACTTGACATGGACAGAAAGTTATAAAGATTATAAAATTCCTGATATAAAACTTTTATAATAGCGCACGAGTGTGCTTTTGCTAAAATAAAAACATAGCAATGCTCTACAGCAGTCTAAACTATGAATTGAATGATAAAAAGTAAAGTTAAAGATGTCGTTTGTGTTTATAGATACGTAAACTAAAGATATAGAGGGCTTAAGATGACCCAACCAGATTTCCCTATCTGATTGTTGAATAATTGTCACCGATGCCATACATGCAGAAGCAACGTCCCATCTCTCCAGGACTACATTTCGCGGTATCACGCGTTATTTAAATTTGCTACAACAAGTGTTACATAAGGAGGCGAACTATTACGGGCTACGCTTATAGCTCGGCTGGACCTCGGGATCAAATGTAACGCCTTGAAGGTATGTCCTTCTACAAAATTAATTGTAGGGTAGCTCGGACAGCAAGTGGTAAATAATAAGACACTATCGTTTATGTTCTCGTAGTATGTCGATTGTGCATACTACTACGGGGTGAAATAAGACACTAAGTCATAGCGCGTCCCTTTTGAGGCTTAGTGAATGTGTGAGAGGTGAGATCTGAATAATTGGTGAATCTGGTTATTGTGCAAGTGTATTCAGATATCGTGCAATGTGAAGTTACAGTGATAGGACCCATAATTGTCGTTTGAGCCACATTTAAGTGGACGTCAAGTATGTGCAGTGCGTCCTAAACAGAGTTTGTGCATTGCGTGTGGGGGGTGTAAAAGAATAAGTTAGGTATAATATGTTTTCAGTTCGATTGCCTAACAAGGTGCCCTCCTT